AAACCCAGAGTGAACCACGGTCATGAACCTAGGGTGCTGTATTAAGTGACCGGACAGCGTTGATACCGCAGAGGCCGTGTAAGCGTCCTCAGACTCGGTGTAGAGATATTCCCTAACAGTGTGGCCATCGTGCTGAACAAAGACTGTAGCACCGTCTATAGAGGCTGGGAGGACAAACTCGGTGCCGTATGGTGTCTGCTTTCTGATCTGCGCGTTAGTAGGTGTGATAGCTTGATTCAAGTAAGTTGGAATATAAAGCTCACCAGATGCAGTAAACACTTGAAGGTCACGGTTAGAGATCATGTATCTAATCTCGTTTACTTGCCCAGTCGCAGCAGTCAGGTCAAAAGAGTCAGTGTCTTCTGCATCGCCTATGTCGAAGTTAAAGTATTTGCCAATCTGGCTCATCCAAATTGTATCTGGCTGCGCAAGCGTTCCACCAAACACAAGTCTATTCTCATGGAAACAAACAGCAGCAGGGTATCCTCGTACAGCGGAAAAAGCCTGCTCGTACCAATCAGTCGTAGGCGCATGTGTTTCTATTTTTACATAACCGCCACCATCTTCAGCTGTGTTTGCAGTGCCGCCAGCCGTAAAGGTATAAGTATTCTCATCAATTATATCGCCAACAGTTCGTGTTCCGTTAAGGTTGCCAGTGTTAATCCCACCGACAGCAGCAGCCTCTTCGATAACAATAGTCTCACCGCCAGCAAAGCCATGAGCAATATGCGTAACCTCTACTGTGCTAGACCCCTCAATAGTTCTAAGTGGATTAAGAACAGCAAGCCGTATCTTTAACGTATCAACAACGTCACCAACAGCTACAGTCGCAGAGGTTACAGAAGTAATGGTTATTTCAGATTCGTGATAGCGAATAGTTGTACCAACATGAGCAGCAACCCAATAGTCGACGCTTGTTGTTAATGTAATTCCTGTTCCTGTTGCAGCCGAGGGGTCTAATGTGACGCCTTGTGCTTGGAAGTTATAGTATGGTTGGTATATTTTGCTGTTATCAGAACGAGTATCAAAAGAAAAAGTGCTGACCTCAAAGGTCGTCAAGCTAGTTCTTGTAACTAAACGCGGTGCAAACAATGGGTGGCACACCCACATAACGTCACCATACTGAGCAAACGTGTACTCATTTGCGTAGTCTTCGTCAAAAGGTAGAGCAGCAGAGTTTACGTCAGATGTAACTGTAGCGACTAAGCTAACTGATCCATCTGCAAGCAAACGAAACGCGCGCAGTTTTTGATTCTCAATTGAGATAACATACTCTTCATTGTCATCAAAGATGAATGAAGTCAGGACAGATTTGTATGGAGTGTTCGCATCATACGTTAAGGCATAGTCATGTATGTGCTTTAACCCATGGCGCTTTCTCAAACCGCCCTCTGGTAATACTAAAAAATTCTCAACCCGCTGTGCAGAGGAGTTGAGAATTGGTGTGTCGTTGCGGCTAATAAGTGAATCGCTGACTTCGCCAAACTGAAAGCTACTTATTGGAACTCTAACTTTCTGCATTAACTTCGCCTTTCAGCAATAAACCTCGATGTGTTGAGCTTGCGCGTTGTCTGCGTTTGAGAGTGCAGGCGTCTGGCTTGTGTCATCTGATAGTTAGCCTTCTGCTCCATTAAGCTGGCAAGCTGAGAGTCACGCGCAGCAGAGACAGCTAGAACGCCAGCCATCATATACTCAACCGCAGTAACAAAATATGGAGGCCAGTTAGACTCATCAGCACGGAAGATGTAGTCAGCGACTAATGTCTCTGTGTCAGATGAATTGCAAAACACCTTGGAGCCATAGGTATCATACTTAATTGGGAAGTCATTTACTGTGACTGCAACGAGCATAATTGACTCAGATGGAAGCTGGTAGGCTGCGTCCCAACGTCCAGAGGGCGCATCTGTTAATCTGTTTAAGACGGCTTGGTCAGTAGAAAAACGCCAGCGTGAACTGGTCAGAGCTGATCGAGCCATGTCTTCGTACATTGCGTCACAAATTGTTGCTTCCGCAGTGCCATCATCAAAAGACTGAATGACATCGCCGCCGATAAGCAACGATGCCCGAGAGCAGATCTTGATGGGTGTGTTTGCTACATCTGGCATATGAAGTCGGGGGGCCTAAGCCCCCCGCCCTACTTAGTTGTTGTCGAGAACTTCGTAGATACCATCGGCGTCGATTACGACAGCGCCCATAGACATCATAGAAGTTGCAAGATGCGAAACTTTTTGCGGTACATAGTTCACCTCAGTAGTCACATCGGCGTTGATGCCGAGGCCAACTGAAGAAGTGTGGTACGCAAAGTTCTTACCGCCAGCTACAGCAGACGTTGAGAAGATCTTGAAGCCCAAGAACTCTTTCATTGTCATGCCGCCTGCGAATGGCAGGTTCTGTGGCCCAACATAGTCGGAAGATGCGAACTCATTGATCGAAAACAAGTCAGCAAAACCAGCAGGGGACATAGCAAGATAGCGCTGGCCATCTTCCGGAATGTCGGCTGCGCCGAATGTGGAGAACAATGTGAGCAGGTCATCTTTAACCAATGCACCAGCAGTGTCAGCAATTTGAGTTGCGTTAGCACCAGCGTCCATAGCTGTAATGAGGATCTCATCAGTCTTGCGACCCAGAGCAGCAGCAGCAGACTGGGCTACAGCTTGACGCTCATTGATGTTGATCTTCAGCTCATCGAGCTTGTCGATGTACTCAGGTGCATAGAAGTCAGCCATTGTTGCTTCTACGTTGGTGTGTGCAAGTTCCATTGCAGTAACGTCACCGTTACGAGCCTTGGTGTTAGCAGCACCTTTGCCAATTTTTTGAAAACGAGCAACCGAACCAGTTACATTTGAAGAACGTACAGTGTTGCGGAGCTTGCTGCCCATACGCTGATACGCCAAATGTACTTCTGTTTCGAACTGCTTGATGAAGGCTTGGTCGATAGTATTAGCCATTTTATCAGTCCTTTATGAAGTTACGTTTCAACGGGTGTCCGCTCTTTCACGTCAGCAAGGGTGTCCTTTCGGGCCTTTCAGTGCGTTACGGGCCGTAGTGCCTTATTGTAAACAATCTTTTCGTCTGGATTGCAACGCACAAAATCGACATACTTGTTTGCATCTACTTGGTGTACCCCTACTGCCTCAAAGCCTAGCCATGCTGCCCAATTCAACATTCCTTCATAATCTGCTAGGATTGTCATGCTCATATAGGTTTCGCTCTTGTCAAAGAAGTTGACCAGTAGCTTTGATCCACGCGCCATAGCGTGAAAGTTTTGCTTCAAACCATCTGAAAACATTGAAAACATTTGCGGGGACTCGCGATCATCGTTGTACCAAAGCCCTCCAACCATAAGGAAGGTATCATCGTTACGTCTGCAAAGGTAGGAGTCTGCCGTTTCGTTCATCTCGTGAAGAGCTTGCTTAATGTCCGTGTGTCCCAGCAAGAGAAGCTCACGCTTGTTCTCTGGGCTTAGGTTCTCGGCCACCTCATCAACATGGCCAAGAGTAAACGGGGTGAGATAGTAATCACCCCGCCTTAATATCTTAACTTCTGTAGACCTGTTTGAAGCCAGCTTCGACTTCCCGTACAAAGTTTGGGTCTCGGTCTTTTGGACTGTAATATCTTGGATCACTCATCATCTCCCTGAGTTTTGCTTCACTCAGTCCGGCTGTAGGCTGAGTATTCCCAGCAAATGATCCACCTTTTAGGGCTTCTTGTATAGCCTCTAATGCTAGAATGCCCTCGTGGCTTTCGCACATCCGCTCGATTGCAGGCATCGCGTCCTCTGGGAAGAACTTGCTTGCAAACATAGACGCAGCTTCAATACGAGTATCAGCATTCTCGCCTAGCTTTGCGGCCTCTGCCTCTAGGTCAGGACCGCTGTCTGTACCAACGGACTGAGCATACATCTCGATACCCTGCTGAAACTCTTCTTGTGAAAAGCCGTTTTCAAATGCATGCTCTGACCACCACTTCAAAAGCTCATTATCTACAGATGCTTCTGCATCAATAATATCTGGAAGCTCGTAATCGCCCGCTGTTTCTGGACGGCTGCTAAACGCTTCAGTCTGCAACTCCTCAAGAAGATTGTTGCGAATGTCATCCTCTTTAGCACCTAGCTTAGATGATAACTCTGAGTACGCTTTGGCTAGATCTTCACCGCTGTTGTACTTTTCGGGCAACCATTCTGGCCGCTCTTGTGACGTTACGTCACTTTCTACAACAAAGTCTCGTGACGTTGCGTCACTTTCTGCTACTTCCACTTCTTCACTCATTTGTTTTTGCTCCTATGTGCATGTGAGATACGCTGTTCAATAAGGCCAACAATGTAACGCTGGCCTTCAACGTGTCTCAACTCCTCCGTTGTCACGTTAGGACCGTGAACCATTTCAATGGTTACGGACCGCAAGTAGGTCAACACCTGTTTCCCTGTAGGTGTTGAGAATATTTCAGCAATATTCTTACTGATTTCAATGTCTTTGTCGGCAGGGCGCTGAAAGCCATCCCTGCCAATATTAACCTTGTTGTTCAACAGGCGCTCCCATTTGCTGTTGCTGTTGTTGCTGTGCCATTTGTTGCGCCATCGCTGCTATCTGTTTCCGTTGATTCTCATCTCGGATCAAGCTCTCAGGCACACCAAACTTTTTAGCAAGATGCGCTGCTGTTTGCTCCCCGTCAATAAGAAGCTGCAACATCTCTGGGCCGAACACGCCACCAACAAGCTCCAAGAATCGTGCAATGCTTGAGATGTCTTGGTTGGCTTGAGCTTGAGCAAGCGGAGATACAGACCGAATCTTGACCTCACGGCCATTGATAGACGGTACTTCGATCCGCCCTTGTTTTTTCAGGATGTAGATAACGCGCTGTAACAATGGCTGCACAAGCTCTGCTTGCAATCGACCAAACGCAGAACCCATACGCCGAGACAAGTCCGCCATACGCTCTGCAACTTCAGTCGCGGTAGCTGGTGTTCGATCCGGATTACCAAGCATGTCGTTATATAGAGCGCGCTTAATGTTAAGACGCATATCACTCAAGACAATCTGGGCTACATCAAAGCTACCTGCTGCTTGAATTGGCTGCAAACCAGCCGAACCCATAGCTTTAGGAATGATAGATCCGGGTACAAGTTGAATAGTGTCAGGGTTAATCACGCCATCGTCGTCAATTTGATAGACACCAGATATAGCCATTTGAGCGTTCTCAAGGATAAGCTCAATAGTTAGGTTAGTTGTCTTGATAGCAGACAGAGCGTTAATCAGTGGGCCACGGCCATAGATTTCGCCAGCACACTTAGACCACCGGAAACAGATGAATGGATTTGCCCCAAGTCCAGAAATCTCTTTATAGTAAAGAACAGTTTCTGTGTTCATGCAGACTGCATAATGATAGTAAGAGTCTTCATTCTTCTTTGAATAGTTCTTACACACAAGTTCAAGAACAGTTGTCTCAGCTTCTTTGCCCATCTGAGCCATAACTTTAGGATCAAAAGTAGCGTTAGGATACAGCTCACTTAGCTGATCGTACTTAACCTTCTTGCGCTCACGGTAAACGTGGTCAATCTTATCATCAGGTCCAGTATCTAGCACAACGTGTGGAAGCGGTATGGCGCTGAAATTAATAGGATTAATTGCGTCACCCTCTTCAACACAAAGGATACCTGTCCCAACAGCTAGGTCCATAAATGATTCATGCACTTCTTGGCTAAAATTAGAGTTCTGCAAGACTTCAAATACATAGTCCGTAACATCGTCTAACTGATTGTCGATCTCTTCGCGCTGATCCTTCGGAACCTCGCTCCCAGACATAAGGTCTGCCCATCGAGCAAAGTTAGGAACGATCCCAGATTGAAGTCGGCTGGCAAACTCTTGCACACCTACCACTGCTGTTTCATCGAAGATCTTATCGTCACGGCGCTCACCAGGAGTTTCAGAATAGAATGACTCACGTTGTGGAAGAGCGTACTCATAACACTCCTCAAACAACGGAACCCATTGCTCCCTAAAAGACTTAGCCTTCTGGTAGCGTTGGATATATGTTTTGGCTATTTTGTCCATTAGCGGCCGAACCTACCAATAAACCCGGCCCCAGCCCCGCCACTACGAAACAATGATCTACGACCTCGACCACCGCCGCCACCGCGACCTTCGCTTGTACGTCGAGCTTCAAGAGCCTCACTAATATCTTCGCGCTTCTCAGTAGCCTTAGCCTCTGCTGCTTCACGCTTTGCTGCATCAGCTTCAAGTGACTGATCTACAGAAACTTGCTTTTCTTCTTTACTTGGGCCGCCACCACCAAAACACATAGTAAATCTCCTTTGCTTTACCCTTCGTAAGCACGAAACTTACAAAAACTCAACGCACAAACTACATTCTTGCCCATAATCCCTGCCGTTTTCGTCTGGCTGGGCCTTTATTAAACACATCAAAGTCACGTTTAGCCACTGTAGGAGTGGCTGGCTTCTGACTATTCATAAGAGCGCGGCCCTCGCCTGCACCTAGAAACAAGTATTGCGCTGCATCGTGGACGTGGGAAAACATATTCTTGTCAGGTTTATCTGCAAACCGTTCACCAGAAACCTCCATGCGCTTGTAAGCGTAGCCGCCGTCAAAGCCTTTGATTAGCTGCTGACAGCGCCGATCTATTAACATCGCTGGCTTACCTTCAACCATCTTAGTCAGCTGGGAGGAGACAGCCTCAAGTCGAAGGTCAACAGAGTTGGAAGGCGCTGGGAACGCCCTCAAGCCAGCTCCGCGCATGATGTGAAAGGGAGTTGACTCATCAGTTTGCGCGCGGAAATCACCCGATGGATCGCCAAATATAATGACTTCACCAGCGGCGGCGAACCTAGTCGCCAATTCTTCTCGTAGAACCTCAGAGAATCTAACGATCCCCATGTCGATAGCTACGATCTCAGACTGAACAAACCATCTTCCGCGCACCTTCTGCCCTATAACAGCGGCAGGAGTCAGCCCAAAGTCCACGCCTACATACAGAGGCACGTTGGCCGCTACAGGTATTTCTTCCTTAGCGACATGAACTTCTGCTGCAAACATTGGATACACAGGCTTTCCTTCTTGGATATGGCCCAGTCTATTCATAACATACACATCAATCCAAGACTTAGTTTTACCCTGCACTAAGTTAGGGTAATAGCTTTTCATCATGTTCTTCTGGTTCTCAGCGTCTTTACTGGGAACGTAATCCTCTATCTCGCCTTCTTCCGATTTCTTTTCGACCATGCCAGGGGGCTGCGTAAAGAAATTCCAGTTATCCGGTTTGACCAGCATCTTAGCCTGCTCACGCGGTATATGATCTGGGATTGGTACTTCTCCAGACATAATCGGCCACCAGTGATCTTCTTCAGGAGCGTTGGTATCGGCAATGACGCCAGTCCAAGAAGGACCGCCATCACGCATAGAAGGATAGCGACCCACGCGCATAGTACAGGCATCAATAATACTCTTAGGTATTTCACGCGCCTCGTTAATCCAGATACCAGTAAGCTCCAGAGATAGGAGTTTCTTGACATCTTCGGGGCGATCCAATGCAAGAAAGATAACCTCAAGTTCAATGTCACCTTTTTTTATGTTGTGTGTGTATGGGACTGACCAAGTAAACTTTCCCCAATCAGCTTCAGGAAACCAGTCTAACCAAGTCTTGATTGTCGTTGTTCTAAGCTGTGGGTTGGTATTCCGTATGATCGCCCAGCGGCTTTTCCGAGTACCATCAGGTGCTTTCTTCTGTTCCAGAGCGCGGCGGAATACTTCGACACAGCAAGCTACAGATTTTCCAGAACCTACGGGACCGCGTATGCCACGAAAGAAAGTGTTGTCTTTCATAAAGCCCTTGAGGACATCACCGTCAGGCTTGTACTTAAAGTCAACCACTACCGCAGTCCCTTATCAACACCAAACTTAATCATACGCTGCACGACCTCCGGGCCTATGCTTTCAATTAGTTTGTCGCATTCTTGATCTGTGACAAAAGACTTGCCGTGCTTAGCCTCAACGTAAGCAAACTCAGTCTTACGAACAATGCCACGAAGCATCTGTAACTCCATAGGCTTTAATGTACTGATAAAGCTCACTTCTTTTTAGCCTTTGCTTTCTTCGCTGCAATAACTGCGGCCTTCATTCCTGCTTTGGTGTACGGATACTTCTTACCAGCTACATTAGGCATTGCGATATTTCCTCACTTTGTTGGCAATAGCTTTTGGTTGAGCCACATGCTGCTTACCTTGGGCCTTGCCCTTTCGTTTAGCTGCGGTTGTCGCTGCATACTCTGAGCTGCTCAGCGCTTTAATAGCCTTGGCAGGAAGATAGCGCTCACCAGTTTTACTGGACTTCTTTCCAGACTTAGTGCGCCACTTCTGCTTACCCCAGTTTACCAAAGATTTCTGAGGGGACTTCATCGGTATCCACCACCAGCAGCTTTGTATCGTTTAGCAAGTAGCTGCGCTTTACGAGCAGACCACTTGCCTGCTGCTGTTCCTTGAACATTCGCTGCCTTTATCCGGTTGAACAATGTCTTCCGCATCTTAGGCTTCGTATAGTTGCCTGCTTCATTTACTGCCATTTGCTTTTACCTTCCGGCTCCGCCTCTTGGTTTCTTGCCAGTAGCGGTCGTTTTATACGTTTTTGACCGCTTTGATGGATCACTTGGCCTAAACAGACTTTTCTTTTCAGTTCCAAATTTCTTATCTAACGCTGCGCCTAGTGCGGTTGACGCTTCGGCTACTGTTATTACGCCTTTAGCTAACTGACCTAAGACCTTTCGCGCAGCCTTTGGTATTCTTGATTCAGCCATTTGACTTCCCCTTCTTCACCTTGGCTGTTTTCTTTGGTTTCGCTGGTTTTACCTCGGCATCTGCAATGAAAAGCAGACGTTTCGTACCGGGCTTGCGCGTTGCGCCTGTGTAGGTAATTCCAGCAAGAACGTGAGTAGGCCCATCATAAGCCTCTCCTGAGTTAGCAATCTTCCAAGCCATTAGTATCCAGCTCCATAAGGGTTAAGTAAACTACGCCGCGCACTTCCCATGCGCTGCTCTGGTGTCTCAACATCTTTCATCTCAGGGGCTTTACGCTCAACCTTGTCTTGAGACAACGAAGGCAATGCCCCGTAGTTTACCTTTTGCTTTGCGTACATCTCTGCCGCGCTTGGTCCTGAGCTTTTACCACCGAAACACATTACTTGTTCCCCTCTTTAATCATGTCAGCTTCCATCTTCTCAACGCGCTTCAGCAATGAATAGTGCTTGCTGGAGATAACATCGTTCTTCTTAGGAATGCGCTTTAGATTAAACGCCTTGATAATAGCGCGCTTAATAACCTTGAGAGGCTTATTGTTGTTCGACTTTTCCATCTCATCAAGCTGACTGCTTAAACGCTCATACACAGCTTGCTTGGTAATCGGTTTTTTTAGAGTATTGTTACCCACGGGCCTTGTTCCTTTTGGTTATTGCAGCAGCTTTTCTCCGAGCATCCTCTGGAGAAGAAGCACCCCATGCCTTCAATGCTAAAGCCTTGCGAGTTGGACGACCCTTCTCGTCTTTCATCGGACCCTTAACACCCGCCATTCTAGCAAGGAAAGAAGCACGGCGGGGGTTGTCTCCAGACTTGACAGGAGCCTTCAAC